CGTTACTCCTCATGTTAAAATAATATTATATGATACTACGGTGTTACTGTCAATCTTTAAGATCTTTTAGTAACTCTTCGTGGTCTTTGATGCTGTCTTCTAGTTTAACACTCCAGTCAATCTGATCGAAGTTTTTGTCAAAGGTTTCGTTGCTGGTTTTACTTTTAATTAAGTCACCAGTGATGTCGTTTTTGGTTGCCATGTTAGTATAATTTCGGTGGTAGTTTGGTTTTAGCTACTTCACGTTCCCAACGTTTAACAGCTGCAGCTTTCTTTTGTTTGCGAGAAGTTGTGGGCTTGATATAGTGTTCACGATCTCGGAGATCTCGTAACAAACCAGAATCCTCAATTTTTTTACGGAACTTTCTAAAAGCTACTTCAAAAGGGGCATCGCCAACTTCTATGCGACTTCCGCTGAAATTATTTCTGCTGGGTTTTTTAATTATTTTTTGTGCCATAGTCCTATATTTATATGTTTAAAATCTTGGTGGGCCCACCTGGACTCGAACCAGGGACCAAAGGATTATGAGTCCTCTGCTCTAACCAACTGAGCTATAGGCCCAAAATTTGGCGGAGAGCGAGGGATTCGAACCCTCGATACAGGTTTAAGCCCGTATGCTTCCTTAGCAGGGAAGTGCCTTCGACCACTCGGCCAGCTCTCCAGTATACTAGATTATAGTATAAATCTGGACTGCTGTCAAGTTAATTTGCTACCTGAATGCTGGTTGGTGGTACTACGATGCCTGAACCGAATGCTTTGTTGTATTCATTTTTAAGATCAGTTGCTGGATCAGTAACAATGACTACCCATTTTGTATCAATGGTAAATGTCTTGGCTTCAGCATAGGGCATCCAACGTGTTAGTCCAACGCTGGCGCCAGTATTTGTTGAATTTGGTCTTACATAGACCATGCAGGGATTTTCTAAGGTAAGGGCTGCACCCTCTTTGACCACATCGCCAATTAGATCTTCGCCGGTTTGTAATCGAATCAATTTAATGTTCATAATAACTCCAAAAATGGCCGGCGTTTCCACCGGCCTTATTAATAATTTATGCTGCTTCTTTTTCTGTTAAAAGCTCTTTTTTCTGAGCTCGGATTGTTGGAATTGTTCCAATGCTAATCTTCTTAGGCTTCTTGTGTTCTGGAACAATCCTTTCCAATTCAATTGTTAACAACCCATTACGTAGGTTTGCATTCTTTACTTCTACCTCGTCATTTAGAGCAAAAGTACGAGTAAAGTCTCGGTTAGCTATGCCACGATGTACAAATTCGACTGTATCATCAGTAGCAATGCTGCCTTTTACGGTTAATTTGTTTTCGGCATATTCAATTTCAATATCTTTTTCATCAAAACCTGCAACAGCCAGTTCTATGGCATAGGTTAGATCGCCGGTTTTTGTAATGTTGTATGGAGGATATCCAGTTGAATTGCGTGTTACTGCATTGGCTAATTCGTTTAGATGATTGATGTGGTCATCAAATCCAACGAAAAATTTTTCAAAGTCCTTGAAGCCAGGACCAAAGGCTAATTGTGACAAAGCTGTCATGTGTTTCTCCTTGTTAAGCGAGTTAATAAATTGGTTATCCTTTCGGCATAACCAGGCAGTTTTAGACTTGCCCAGGTCTTAATATATATCTATTCGGGTGTTACTGTTTCAGCGTCAGCTACAGCTTTTAATAAATCTTCTTGCAATTTATCACGCTTAGCGTCAGGACGCTGATCTTCTGGAACCTGTGGAAGGCTTTGCTCACGAACTTTTTCAATAAGCGGCGCCACGGTTTCATAGGGTAATTTTGCCAGTGCCAAAAGAATGGCATTTACTTCGTTGATGCTTAGGTCTAATTTAATCATTATAAGTCTCCTTGACGTTGCGTTTTTTACCAATGTTGTATTTGGTCTGTAGGTTCCATTGATTTTTCTCATCAAAGTTTAGTATCTTGATCTGGCTCAATGGTGCCTGATCAGTATGTGTCTCGGCCTGTAATATAACCAACAGACCCCAATCAGCCAGCAATTTTGCTATGCTATTGCGTCTCTGTATGTCATTACGACTCAAATCTGTAGTTTTACCATCCAGAGCAAAAAGCTCTTTGAAATGTACTATGAAGTAATGTCCTTGTTTGTGAAGAATATGACAACTCTGATACAAAGTATTGTCTCGGCGACTGGCTACACCAATGCGTGTAAGCGTTTCGCGAATCTTCAGAAAGTCATCGGGCTGAGCCAGTTTAACTTCCAAGGGAATATATTCGAATGGTAGGTCCAGATTAAAAAAATCTTGGATCATTATGTTCCACCTTTATTCAATCGTTCTTTAATATACCTGAGCTGGTCTGCGTTTAATAGAGGTAATACCTGGCGGGCTTTGGTTATGCTATATCCATAGTATTCTTGTATTAAATCCAACACTTCAACCGGTTCGGCTTTTAACCACTTGTTGTATCTTTTGCGTGGTCTTATAGTATTTATAAGAAAATCGAATTGTAGCTGGAAGTCCAGATGTGATCTGGCATTCATTTCATTAGCATAGATTACTGTATCCGCTCCCATGCTCAGAGCTCTAAACACATAATAGGCTTCTTTCTTACACTGAGTCTCGTTGTCTTCGTTGACTAAATCAGTCTGATGCGCATTGATGGCATTGATTATGTCCCAGGGGCTGACTCTGGGCTTTTTGGTATCAATGACTTCAGCGACCTTGGGAGCTTCTAGCCCTAGGAGATCGCCCAGCATTATTTAAACTTTACAGCTGCCATGATTTCAGTCAGGCAAGCTACAAGATTTACTTCGGCATCAGCCACGAATGCTGCCTTGTATTGATAATCTGCCAGTAATAAAATCAATTGCGGAATGGTTTCAACCTGATCGGTTAAACTGTCATAGAGCTTTCTATAAATGGTAGCCGGATCATTGTCAATGTTATTTACCACCCATTGACGCATTTTCTTCCAGTCTTTGTCTTTAAGTGCATCGGTCAATTCTTTGGTATTGACATCAGCCAAGTTAACCAGAATACCTTCGTCAATGCTGCCACTTACACTGTAGCGTTGTAGCTCATTTAAGATTCTGCGATAATCAGGAAAGTGCTTTTCAATAAGCTTGGCCAGGATCTTGGGATCAGTGCAACTGACTGATTCTTGATTTAGTATATCCTGAACTCGTTTAAAGAATTGACCAGCCAGAGCAGGACGATCAGCCTTGGCTAATTTAAATTCAATTACCGTGGTTCTGCTATGCAGGGCCGGGATAATTTTATTCTTATAGTTACAGGTAAAAATAAATCGACAATTTTTACTAAACTCTTCGATAAAACCACGCAGTGCGGGCTGAGTACTTTGTGGATTTAAATAGTCGGCTTCGTCTAGAATGACTACCTTGGTCTTGCCGGCAAAACTAACCGTGCTGGCAAATCCCTTGATTTCATTCCTCAGAGTGTCAATATTACGTTCCATGGACGCGTTAATGACTATGTAATCACAATTTAATTCTTCACACAGAGCCTTGGCAATGGTTGTCTTGCCCATGCCAGCTCCACCACACAATAACATGTTGGCAATTTCGCCCTTGGCGACAAATTGCTTGAAGGTTGTCTTCATGCTCTCTGGGAGAATACAATCGTCAATGCGATGCGGACGATACTTTTCTACCCAGAGAAACTGTTCGTTATTTGCTTCCATAATATATGCTCCAGATTAAACTGCTGAGGTTGGATCAAGTGCTAACCAATACTGTGGCACCTGAGCATTTTCAGATTTAAAGTGAAGGAATTTTTTCTTACTCAAAGTAACTGTATATGATTCTGGTAATACACGTAAATTTTCTGTGGCTAATACTGCATTGAATTCTAGATCAGTTGCACCAAGAACTTTGCTTTGCTTCATGCTATTAGCTTTATCACCAACATGCATAGCAAATACACCATTTTTAGCTTCAAAGATAATGGCTTCTGCTGCAGTAATAGCTGCTGCCTTGGTAATCATGTTAACATCATCAGCAGTTAATTTAAATTCAAAGTGGTTGTCTAGCTCAATATTTTTGCCAGCTGGTGGAGCAATAATAACACTAGGATCAGCATAGCGATATTCAAAAGTACTGCCATTATTTTTAATGGTTAAACTCTTTTCGCCAAACTCAACTTCCTGGTCGCCCATGTAGCTTAACAAATCCAAAAGACTATTTAAATTGTACACACATACTTCAACTGGGAATGTATCTGGCACAGTAGCCTTGGCAAAAATGCTTTGCTGCGGACTAAGAGTGGCTAATTCATTGCCTGGATAGATGCGAAGATTATTGCTAATGGTAGCAAAATTCTTTAAAATATTAATACTTTCTTTACTAATTTTCATTACAAAACTCCTTCTTGTTTATCAACATTACTATTATATGTTTTTGGACGTATTCTGTCAATAACTTTTCTAAGATTTACGGCCAAATCTAGAATAGTTCCATCATTATGGATTACATAATCCTCGCCAGAACTGATCCAGGCCCATTCACTGCTATGTACTGCTGGATATGAACTCAGCATAAGTTCTGGATTATTATTACGAGCCGTGTCCCACCAGACTGGTAATGGACCACGCTGTAGTCTGACAATGGTTCCGCCTGCATCTTTGATGGCATGGATTTCATTGGCAAAACGGACATCACTGATGACTACATTATCTTTGGTCTGCATTAATTTTCGTTCTAGACTGGCCACCCAGATGTCGTTGCTAAAGTTATCACGACATACATCGGTGCCAAAGAACTGGAGGACCCAACGCGGGGTAAGGTGAGGGATACCCAAGCGTTCGGCCCACCAGTCATCGACCTCTTCTCTCCAGGCTCGGCTTTCGGCGCTGAGTCCCTGAAGTAATTCTCGATCCCAATGGAATATTTTACTTACGGCGTCTTTGAGCGTATTGGCAAAACTATCACGCTTAAATCCAAAATCATTTACTAACAGATCTGCTGCGGTGTCTTTACCAGATCCAATCAATCCTACAAATCCAACTATCATCTACATATATCCTTCTTGTATTTGGTTATCCAGTCCTTTTCCCACATGCACGCATATGGATCATCTTTGATCCAATCTTCCTTCATCCAGCTATCAAAACGAGCCTGACGCTCTGGTGTTAACAAGCTGGGTTTTGGTTTAGCTGAGATCTTATTTACTACCCATTCGCCTGCACTATACACCGCAGTAATCGGCATAGGGTTTATGGTGTCGGCTACCACCAGGACTGGATAAACCAGGAGCAGCACTGCCAGTGCTGCTGGCAGAGCTAACTCTTTGATTTGATTAGGCATCTGGACTCATGCCCGCTGCCGAGAACTGGCGCGTTGGGCTCTGGGTTATATCTATATTAACCTGGCCAAGATCGCCTGTGCTAGGCTGTTTCTGAGTGTCCTGTTCATATTCTGGCATGCTAACCTCTTGATTATCTTCGGGTTTTCCTACCTTGTTATACAGGTCCATGAACGCGGATTTTGTCTCTTCGTCAAAGCGATTAATACATAATTCAATGGCCTTGGTTCGGTTCTTACGGAACATGCTAAAGGCCTTGACGATATGAATCAACCTACGCGTAGACACAATCTCATCTACACCACCTTCGGTAAAGGTTTTACGAATAATATCCGCCCAGGTAACCAGTGTGTCGGCAAATTCATTATCTACTACATTGAGCTCAGTCATTTTATTCATGATGATCTCTTTTTCAATTTTAACACCTGGGAATTCTTGCTCAACCGTAATGGCAAACCGCTCTAGGAATGCTTCGTCAAGAATCTGCGCAGCAATAAATCTGCCATCATCCGTTCCACGGCCTTTGGTATTAGCAGTAGCTATGATATTGAAGCCCGGTGCTGGATGAACTACTTCGCCAGTCTTTTTATTAAAGTATGGCTTGCCTTCCAGTATGGCCTGTAAACACATGAGCTTGTTTGAACCACGGTCACATTCGTCAATGAGCAATACAGCGCCTCGCTTCATGGCCAGCAATACCGGACCTTCACGATAAACAATATTACCATCGACAAGAGTATTACCACCAATGAGATCATCTTCGTCGGTTTCTACAGACACGTTGACTCGAACACATTCGCGTTTTAGATCTGCACAAACCTGCTCCACCATGGTAGTCTTACCATTACCGCTCAGACCAGTAACAAACACCGGATAGAAAAT